GAAATTGCAAAAGGTGCCTTCGGTTTAGAACGTCATGAACAAGAAGGGTTGTTTGAATTATCACGACTTTGCATTCGCCCTGACACTCAGCAAACAGAATATAATATTACTTCCTGGTTCGTTGCCAGGTGTATCAAAAGACTTCGAAAAGAAACCAAAGTTCGCGCAATCATTTCCTACGCTGATAGCGACTACCATAATGGCACAATTTATCGTGCTTGCAATTTTCGCTACTGTGGTCTATCAGACAGAAAGAAAGATTTCTACTTTGCAGACGGAACCAAACATTCCAGAGGAAGTATCAAAGGAGAAGAAGGTGAGTGGAGAGATCGAACACAAAAGCACAGATATGTGATGGTGTTCGATAAGAGTTTAGATCTCTTATGGTCCGATAAGTCTAGTGTTCTCAGTTCTGATTAACTTCTCGTTGATGAATTGAGAACTTTCACCATAGTTCATAATCTCTCTTATCTCTCTAATAAACTGTCCAACGTAATTGGACTTTAATAATTCAATTCTTCTCTTCTTCTCATTTTCTCTGGTCTCATATTCAAAGTTCGAAATGCCGATTACAGGGTTGATGTCACTATTGCCACTGTATTCGGTATCTTCGTATGCACCAATAGCAGTATAGTTTCCTTCATATGGTGCAGGAATAGTAAATTCCTTATTGACAATCTGACCAGCAGGAAGAACTAATCTACCTTTTGAATCATTAACTTTGAGTGTTTCGTAATGATGCACAGCATTTAGTTCTGTACCATACTTTCCTTCCGCATAACGATAGACATCACGGTTAGACAATGGCCATTCTGATTTGATGTTTGTGATACCAGAACTGAGCACAACAATCCAATCTAATTCAGGTGATCCATAAAGTCTATCTGCAATGGTATCAGGTCTCTCACCATCTCTAATAGTATACTTTTCATAGAGAGCAACTTGATCTTTGATCTCATCTCTAATCTTCACTCTTCGGAAAAGATTTTTAATTACAACATATTCTCTTGACGAAACCTTATGTAAAAGATTCGATTGATATGCAACGTTGGGTAATTCTCTAAAATAAGACATCAGTAACCTACTCCTAAACCTGCTGCTGGTGAACCATAATCTTCTGCGTAAATTGGGTTCATTTCGGTGAACTGTAATGTCATTCTCATATGAACTGGTGTTCCATCATCATAAGTTGCATATGTTCCAGATGCTGTGTAATCAACGTTCATTGATGTCAAGAATCCAGTTTTCATTTTGTTCAAGAATGGATGTTCTCTTCCTCTATGGCAATATGCAAATTTAAACAGTTTTGGAGATTGAATGAATAATCCAGGATATTCTCCTCTTCTTGGACTCATCGATGCTTTAATCGTTCTAATAATTTTTCTTACTGTTTCTGCTTCATCTGCATCTCTTGGAGCAAAATCAAAGATAAATGGGAATGATCTTAATTGAACACCACTGAAAAGCAGTTCAAGATTTGATTGAAGGATTAAACCTTGGGATCTAGAAATAAGAGATGATACAGAAACGTTTGCACCAAGTTGATTGATTGCTTTTCCAGATAAGGCAGTAGCAAGCAGATTTATATTTTGATCCGTCAGAATATTTTGTCCATCTTTACTAAGAATCTTTGTTACTTGATTCTTAATTGCCCCCAAATCTATTTTTCCATCTAGCATAAAGTCTTTGGTTGCATTTAAACCTGCTACTTGGAGGGGATTTATTGTATCGGAAGCATAATCTACGGCAACACTATCAGATACACTTTGAGGTATTGGTAGGATGATATATCTTGAATTTTTTTGAAGTTTTTTCGCTTTTTCTACATAACTTTCATTACTACTGTCTGAAAGAATTTTTTCTATCTCATCTGCCCTAGCTGTTAAGTTAATAGGATTTTTAGATGTTTCTTTACTCGTGTCTTTTGCATAATCAAAAATTGCTATTGAAAGGTAGTCTGTAGCAGACTCCATCATTCTTTCTGGATAAACCAATCGAAGTGGTTCTTCTGGTCCAGCATTACCAGCATCTTCTGGTGTTGTTGTACCAGCATTCTCTGCTGCTAATTCCGCAGCATCATCCGAAGTAGATGTACTAGATCTCCTTGCCCTTGCTCTCGCTCTATTAGCTTCAATTAGTTCTTGTCTTCTCATTGAAGATTATTTTTTAGTTATTTAGCTACTCATCGCAAAATCTGCCAGAGGTAGCATAAGAACATCTCTCAACTCTGATGGATAGATCTCGTAGATTCCTTCTGACATAACTTCATTGGCAAGATATCTTCTTACCGATTGACCTTTGCCTAACCAATGATAGTTCTCTGCAATCCAACCATCTTCTAATGGTGTACGCATTTGAACCACAGGATTTCTATCAAATCTTATACCAGGTGTGATAGCACGATAACGATAGACATATAACTTTCCAGGTATTGGTGCATCTGCCTTATCCAATACTTTTATAAGTTCTCCCATTACAATAGAAGGATCTCTGACGCCAGTTACATTATTTGTTACGACACGAATTCTATTTCTATTTGCGTCGGTATCAGTTGGTCTATTGCTTTTGGGTCTTGGATCTTTACGTATCCCATCATCATATACATTAGAACCAACTTTAATGTTGGGATCACTACTGGAAGTTACCTCACCAGTTTCGTAAACATAAAAATATTTGTTTCCAATTTTACCACCAGACTTAATGGTTCGTGCCATTATTTGATACCTAATTCTTTTTCAGTCAATACTTTAAATTCCCACATACGATCAGCACAGAACTCTCTTGCTGCTTTCCACTTTGCCTGATTCTTGGCATATTCGTATGCTTCGTTCAGATACTTCTTTGTTTGACGTTGTGGTTTCTTTGGTGGACTGCACTGACTCATTGGTTTGACTTCAATCAGTGAACGTTTGATTCTACCACTCACATCTTTATACTTGATGTAGAAGTCTGGAAAGTATCTATGAATCTTGTTATCAATTGGTGAGCGATATGGGAGAACAATCTCTTCACTACCCCATTCCAATACATTTTCATTGTTATCACAGTAGACCATAAACTTTCGTTCCCATAAGGAACGATAAACAATATTGGTTGGATCACCCTTATATTTCTTGGGATGTGACGGTGAATATTTTCCCTTGTATGACATCTAAATAACTAATAATCTCATATAAGATATTTAGAGTGCCTAGACCGTTTCCTAAAAGAATATCAGACATAAAACCTTTGATATCACAAGTAGCACTTACATCACATTATCTGGTAGAGTTTGGTGGACTCCCAGCATTCTTGAAAAAGTATTTGATGCAGAGGGGAATGGATTCTAGATTCCTTGGAGAAAGTATTGGTCTCTTAGCGTGTAGAGCAAATCTCCCAGGAAGTAGTTTTGCAACTGCGGATATCAATGGCAACTATATGGGTGTAAATGAAAAGTTTGCACATACTAGACAGTTCATTCAAATGGATATGGACTTCTATGTTGATACTGACTATCGTTCATTGAAGTTCATCGAACACTGGATGGAGTGGATTGCTAGTGGAAGCACTACTGGTCCTGAGGGTTCAAGTCCAGCAGAAAGAGGATATTATTTTAGAATGAGATATCCTAATGAATATAAGTGTGATTATACAAAAATTACAAAGTTTGATAAGGATTACAAAAAGTATATTGAATATAGATTTATTGGATTGTTCCCAATCTCATTGAATTCTACTTCAGTGTCGTATGAAGGTTCGCAGATCTTGAAAGCATCTTGTACGTTTAACTTTGAAAGATACATTGCAGGTGAATCATACTCTATCAACTATGCGAAAGGTGATGATGGCAACAAGGCACCAAACTCACTCCCCGAACTATTATCCAGAGGAGGAAGTAATGAATTCCAACCACGGACAAAATTAGATACTGGTATCATTCCACCAAACGATGAAACAATATCTAATTATTCTGAATTGCTTTCTAGTACAGATATAGGTGGTTTTAATGCAAATACGACTTTAAATTCTTCTGCCAACTTTGACAACGCTTTCCGTATCCTATAACCCATCTAAATAATTTTACTGAATTGTTTCGGATATTATGCCTTTACCAAAAATTGCAACACCAACCTATGAGTTGGTGATTCCTTCTACTAAGAAAAAAATTAAGTATAGACCTTTCTTAGTTAAGGAAGAGAAAGTTCTTATCATCGCGATGGAAAGTGAAGATACCACTCAAATTGCTAATGCAGTTAAAGATGTTATCAAAAATTGTATTATTACTCGTGGTGTGAAAGTAGAAGAACTTTCAACATTTGATATTGAATATTTGTTCCTCAACATTCGTGGTAAGTCTGTTGGTGAAGAAGTAGAAGTTCTAGTAACTTGTCCTGATGATGGTTCTACAAAAGTTCCTATGAACATTGTTCTTGATGACATTGGAATACAATATGATGATAATCATTCACCAGATATTAAACTTGATGATAGTTTGACGTTGAGAATGAAGTATCCATCAATGGATCAGTTTGTGAAAAATAACTTTGCTATTGATGATGTCAACGTTGATGAAACCTTTGACATTATTACTTCGTGTATCGAGCAAGTTTACAATGAAGAAGAATCTTGGTCTTCGACAGATTGTACCAAGAAAGAACTTCGCGATTTTCTTGACTCACTGAGTTCAAAACAATTCAAAGAGATTGAGAAGTTTTTTGCTACAATGCCTAAACTTTCTCATACTATTCAGGTCAAGAATCCTAACACTGATGTAGAGAGTGAAATTGTACTGGAGGGGCTAGCGTCTTTTTTCGCGTAAGTATGGCTCATATTGACTTAGAGTCATACTTTCGAATAAATTTTGCTTTGATGCAGCACCATAAATATAGCTTGACAGAACTAGAAAATATGATACCTTGGGAGAAAGACGTTTATCTCGCTTTCCTCAAACAGTACATAGAAGAAGAGAACTTAAAAGCGCAGCAACAGAATGGTTAGTAGTTTCCCAGTTATAGGTAGGAGAACAACAGTATCTGCTGCTGCGTTTACGGGCAGAGCGGTTGCTCCTGGTGCTGCTCAGATAGATTCTACAACAACAAATGTAATCAACAAAAACTCTCTTCAATTGGGAGTTGTATCAAATCAGATACAAAATTTGACTGCTCAGGTCAATTCTCTTGCTGGTTCTATGCAAGTTGTTGCTAGGAGTTTAGCAACCTCTCAAAATTTAGAAAGGCAGAAAGAGCAGCAAGAAGCATTTCTTGAAAGAAAATTAGCAGAACAAAAAGTAAGAGAAGGTGCAGAATCTGCTCTCGAAAGAAAATTAGAAGCAAAGACGATCAGACCTGCACAAAAATTAGCAGGACAAGCACAAGGAATATTATCAAGACTTAGTGGATTCTTTACTGCATTACTTGGTGGTTGGTTGCTCACTCGGGGTGTAAGAGCAATAAAACTGTTTGCTGAAGGAAATACGACAGAACTTAGACGACTTGGTGAGAGTGTCGTCAGTAATCTCATCAAGATGAGAGGTACGATGATGATTGCAAAGGGAGCACTTGCTCTCTTGACAGGTCGTTACAAAGCAATGGCAGCTCTGATTCTTACAGGAGTTGGTCTTAACTTATTCTCCGAACCTGCTGGAAAACTCATTACATTCCTTGTTGAAGCAGCTGCTAATGCTGCTAGAAAAATACCAGGTATTGGACAATTTATTCCACAATTTGAACTTCCAGATAATCTCTTTGGCGGTGGTAATAACAATAACAATAACAATAATAACAACAACAATAATAACGGTAATCAGGGTGCTCAGGAAATAGAAGAATATGATCCTAATGAAAGCACTACTCCACCATCCAGTTTTGAGGATCCTGGAAACGGACTTGGTGGTCAATCTCTAATTGAACCAACAGAACCTGCCGCAGGTAGTGGTGAAAGTATTAGAGCTATTGCAGAAGCATTGAATCCACCACCAGCAGCATCAGCAGAAGCACAAACTGGTATGATGCAGCAACCTATGGATTTCTCTGGACCTGCGATGTTCGGTGAAGGTGAACTGTCTGTTAATATTCCACTTCAAGCAAACTTTGATGTAGATGCTGGGCAGGCGTACAGTGGTGATACAACATACGCTGATATGGGATTCTCGGCGGCAGAGATACAAGGTTATATTGATGATGAAAAATATATTGGCAAGTATGGAACACTTCCTCCCGATATGTTTACATCGATGAGTAGGGAGAGAACAGCAACTATTGCAGACACTGTTTCACAATCAACTGAACCTGGTGTCACAGTGGTTCCATTTGCAGCACCATCACAAGAACAACCACAACAGCAAACTGTTACTCCTGGTGGAACAACTATTGGAGGTTCTGCACCATCATTCCCTACTAGTAACTCCGATAACATTTACACTTTGGGTGCATATTCAACTTTTAATGTGGTGCCTAACTGATGTCTAGAACTAATCGACTATTAAATCAGAATAGCAATAGTATTGGTAACATTCAAGAGTCTTTGAATCAGTTTGGTGTAGGAATTCGTAAAGCAAACTCAGCATCATCTGTTATTATAAAAGAACTAACTGCGGGAAATAAAGCAAAGAAAGATGCAATATCGGTTAGAAGAAGTTTATTTGAAAAGAGAAGAGAAGCAGTAAGACGAAGAGAAAAAGAAGATCTAATTGAAGCAGGTTCAATTCAAACAATTAATCAAAGTGCAACAAGAAAAATTTCTGGTAGTACCAGAGGTATTCTTGGTAGAATAATGGGATTTGTTGGAACTGTCTTTCTTGGATGGTTCTTGAAAAATGTTCCAGAGATTATTAAAAAGTCTCAGGCATTGATACAGAGAATGAATGAAGTAAGATTAACTCTTACTGAATGGGTAGAAAACACTCTCTCTTCATTGAAAACCTTTACTACTAACTTAGTTGGCGTTAGAACTAGTTTCGAAAATGTTGGTCTTGATGCCGCTGCTGATGAGCAAGATAAAGAAAGTCAGAAATTACGTGCTGCTGGTACAACAATGTATAATGACTTTGTTCGTCAAATTCAATTATTCAGAGATTTTGATGTTATTGATGCAGTAAAGAAATTACTCGGATATTCCGAAGAACCTGAAGCACCTGGTATTCGTGGCACTTCTGGTGGCGGTGGTGGCGGCACAGGAAAATTTGGATCACTTTTACCTTTTATTAGAAGTGCAGAGGGTGGTTACAATTCTATGTTCCCAGGTGAGAATATTCCTGGTCTCACTGATATGACCATCAATGAAGTTGTAGCACTTCAAAAAGAAAAATTAAAGGATGGTAGAAAATCTGCTGCCGTTGGTGCATATCAAATTCTACTTCCAGAAAGAGCAGCAGAAAAAGCAGGTATTCCTCTTGATGCTAAGTTTAGTCCAGAAAATCAAGATAAGATGGCTACTGCTTTAATCGAAGGTAGAGGTATCACTATTGAAATGATTAAGAATAACCCTGTGGAGGCAGCATTGCGTCTTGCTAGGGAATTTGCTGGTATTCCAGTTTTAGCACCAACACAGGGATTGAATGGTCCAGTTGATAGAGGAGATAGTTACTATAATGATGGTGTAAATAAAGCAACTGTAACTGCTGAACAACTTGAAGCAGCATTCAAAAAAGTTGTAGCAGCAAATGCAGCACCATCTATCAATATGAATCAGCAGTTTGGTGTTGGTGATATGTTAGATCTTGGAGCACCTGCCAAAGTTACATCACTTCAAGGCATGCAAGAATCATTTAGATCTAAACCACACGGTGGTATTGATCTTGCTTGTGAACCAAACTTGTTCATCTCATTGAGAGTTGATTGCGAAGTTGTTGGAACTAGAGATCAACCCGATGGATATGGTCTTACAGTTGATGTTTGGATTCCATCTATTGGGGTTCAATTGAGATTTGCACATAACAATAGAATTTTGATATCCAATGGAAAAGTTCCTGCTGGAACTTCTTTTGCAACAACTGGTAGCACAGGTAGATCTACTGGTCCTCACATTCACCTTGAAGCATCAACAGAAAGAGGATCTACAAACTATGGTGGCAACTTATCACCAAATCCCTATGTGAAGTTGATTCAATTAAGTAAAGCAAAGATTGAAGGTCAACCAGGAGCAATTCCAGATTTGAGTGGATATGGTGGCACATCAATTTCATCTACAACGCAAGGAAGTACTACTGCAAGCACTGTATCTGAGGGTAAGAAAGGACAAGTAATTCCTATCCCGATTCCACAAGCATCACCAGGTGGAGGAGGATCTGAACCTAGTGGACCTGGTGGAGAATCTACGACAGAAACGATTATTATAAACCCGTTAAATAGTTTTGTAGCCAAGACTCTTCTTATGGAGTTAGAGTACACATAATGACAAGACAAGCATCAGATCCTTCAGAATACGATGAGATTATAATTGAATCAAACGATGGTTCCCGTCGTCTTGATCTTCGACTAGGTGTTCAGTCGATAGATTATTATGAAGATGTGTTTTCTCCAACCATCACAGCAAAGATGGTAGTCACTACTACTGGTAATGTTATAGACAATAAAGGAATCTATCAGGGATTGCCTCTTAGAGGTGGTGAGAGAGTTTCTTTAAGAGTTTTAAGTAACGCAGGGAATCCTAATCTAGATTTTTCGAAGAAAAATAATTACTTGTATGTTTCTAGTATCACTAATATCATAAGTAGTTCTGAGAAAGAATCATTTGTATTGAATCTATGTTCTAGGGAAGCAATTACAAATGAAACCGCAAGAGTTGTCAAAAAATTTCCTACATCATCACCAATCTCCGCATCAGCAGAGACAATCATCAAAGAGCATTTGCAAACTAGTAAAGAAGTAAAAGTAGATCAAACACAGAATAAGTATGGTTTCATTGGTAATACAAGAAAACCATTTACTGTATTGAGATGGTTGGCATCGAAAGGTGTTCCAGAGGGAAAGGATGGAAGTGCTGGTTATTTCTTCTTTGAAACATCCGAAGGATATAATTTTAGATCAATTGATAAACTTATTTCGCAGACACCAAAGACAACAAAAGAGAAACCATATTTTTATAGTGAAGTTGTAGATGGTGATGGGGCAGATGAAAATTTCAAAATCATATCTTATGTCACTGATAGAAATGAAAATATGTTGGAGAAGTTGAGACTGGGTGCTTTTGCTAGCATAAGATCATACTTTGATCCATTCACTTTTAGAATTACAAATCCAGAGAAAAGTTTATTTAAGATTGATGATTATCAAGATAGTATGAGTAATCTTGGCAGAAAACTTGGATATCCAAAGATATCGGAAGATTCTGAGAAAACTCTTGGTGAAGTTCCAACAAGAATCTTTACAGGAATACTAGATCGTGGTACAATCGAAAAAGGTGTATCTGTTGAGACAAACTCGGATCAATTATTATATCAATCACAATCACTGACAAGATATAATACTCTTTTTACACAAACTTTGACTATTACTATTGGGGCAAATACCAACTTGCACGCAGGTGATGTCATTCGTTGTGAGTTCCCCAAGACTACTACATCAGATGAAAGAGAGATGGATTCTGAGCAAAGTGGACTATATATGATTAAGGAATTGTGTCATCATTATGACACTGAGGGTTCATATACATCTGCAAAACTTATTAGAGATACTTTCGGTCAGTTTGCTGCAAACAATAAAGAGAAGTAATGTTAGAGGAATCTTTTTTAAAAACTAATTTTATTGGAAGAGACGGATTCCGTTGGTGGATTGGTCAGACTGCTCCTGCATCTGCACAAGGTAATCAAGCAAATGGTGGTGGATGGGGAAACCGTTTTAAAGTTCGTATCTTTGGATATCATCCATACAGTGAAGTACAACTTCCCAATGAAGATTTACCCTGGGCAATTGCAATTCTTGGATGTACTGATGGTTCTGGCGCTTCAAATAGAGCCACGTCTGTAAAGATTGCACCTGGTGATACTGTATTTGGTTTCTTCCTTGACGGTGATAATGCACAGCAACCTGCAATCCTTGGTGTTTTTGGTAGAACAGATCAAGTTGCATCAACAACATATAAGAATCCATTTGAACCATTTACTGGATTTACAGGAAGAATCAAACCCGCTGCTGGTGGAGTTATTGTACCAAATGAGGCGAACGAAAATACTACAACAGCACAAAAAGCACCACGTTCAGTTGATAAGGCAACTGCTGATAAACTTAATGATCAGCAAGAAAGTGTAGATGGATCATTAGATCAAGTTCTCTCCGCAGAAGATGCTGCTTTAAAGGAAGCATCTAAAAAAGAAGTATCAGCAAGTTCTGCTATTGGTAAGAAAGTAACAGGAGCATCAAAAGAACCAGATAGTGCAGTACAAAAAATTAAAAATGAGGTTGATAATTTTACTAAAAGAGTAAAAGAAATTACTGGTGGTATTCAAGGTGCAATTAATGGTGCAAATGAGTTTATTGGAGAGAAGAAGCAACAATTATTTGATTTAATTGATGGTGCAACGCAAAGCATTCAAAATGGTGCTGCACGTATGGTCAATGATATGACCCAAAATCTTTCAAATGCATTAAGTCCTGTTCTGAATACAGGACTTCAAGCATTGTATGATACTGTCTATCGCTTAGTTTTTGCAGCAACGAAAAGTAGTAAACTTGCTGATATTGCGGGAACTATTGCTCAGGCAACATTTATTGGTCCAGTTAAGGATATTTCTGATGCAATGCCTTGTATTGCCAATAAAATTATTGGTGGTATTGGTGATACTATCAAAGGAGTTCTTCAAAGTGTTGCAGATAACGTTACCAACTTTGTTTCATGTGTTGGGGATCAGGTTGTTGGTGCTTTGATGAATCATATTATTGGTGGTGTTGTTGGTTTTATGGCACCATTGATGAGTGCAGTCAATAAAATTGCAATGGGTTTCTCACCACTCAACTTCCTCAGAGGAACCGCAAGTGCAATTTTAGGTTTAGCGCAGGATATTGGTTGTAACGACTTTGCAACTGACTTTGATCTTGCATCAAATGAATGGACTATTGGTAAGGGATTTAGTGATAAAGCAGGTGTTCCTGTTGATGAGATTTTAAGTACCGCTAACGAAGCACAAGCGATTGCGGATGACTTGCTTGCAACTGGTGTAAATGCACTTCAAGATGCTGCTGCTGTAACAGGTTCTCTTGGTGTATTTGATTTTATGAATCCAAGCATATCTCAACCTGGATTCGAGAGTCCTCTTAGCAAATGTTATGCTGGACCACCAGACCTTGGTGGTTGTGGTGGCACAAAAATTAAAATTTTTGGTGGAAAGGGTAGTGGCACTACTGCCGAAGCAATTATTGGCGGTATTAAAGATGTTGTCAATGGAGGAAGAGGTGTCACTGGTAGTGTGATTGGTGTTGATCTCGTAAATGGTGGTGGTGGATATACATTCCCACCATTCGTTGAGATTGTTGATGAATGTGATAGAGGATTTGGTGCAACGGCAAGAGCAATCATTGATTATGATCCAGATTCACCAACCTATCAACAAGTCACAGACATCTATATTGTCACTGAAGGTCAAGGATACACTCAGGGAACTAATGATCGAGATTACATCCTGGATGATGAGAAGGGTCCAGAAATTATCAGACCTGGTATTGGTTATGATATTGATGATACGGTCACTGATACTGATGGAAATGAATATACTATTGAAATTGATGCTGTTGGTTCAATAACCAAGGTCATTCGTATAACAAATAACGAATATGCTAGTGTTGATGACATTTTGGAATATACCATCAATACTACATCAGGAACTGGTGCAAAACTAGCACCAAGATTGAGAAGAAGACCTATTGATCCTCAGGGCGAAGTCAAGCAGGTTATTGATTGTATTTCTAAAGATGATGACTTTGTTGGATACGTTAATGGTAAAAAATATTATGGACCATTCCATGTACATCCAACAAATGGAAGAAAAATGGTAGGTGCTACGCACGTATCTACACCTCATCAATACATTTATGATACTCCAGAAGAAAGTCTTGGTTCTTCACAACAAACATTTAATACCACCACTCAGATACAACAAGTAACAGGAGGAGGTGCTTCCGCAACTACATCTAGTACCACTTCTACAACATCCACAACATCTACCACCACGAGTGGTGGAACTCAAACTTCTTCGAGCACGTCACCAACTCCAACACCAACTCCACCACCTTCATCACCTCCTCCATCTCCACCTCCATCTAGTGGCGGTGGATATAGTGGTGGTTACTAAATATTATGAAGGAGGATTGATAAATGGCAAATAATTGGGAAAATAGACAATATATTAATC